CCTCCTACTTTAATAGCACTGAATACAGTATCTTCAAGTACATATATAGCTGAAATAGTTGCAGTTTTTTCTGTTGTGTTGTTGCAAATAAAGACACCTTTACTCGCTACCATTTTATCAATATTTGGTAAACTCATTTTATTTTATTTTTATGTTGTTAAATTTCCTGATAAAGTCCATTCGTTCGTGTCTTTTTTGATTATAAAACACGTTGCGTATTGACCTAAAATTTTTGTTTTTCCCCCCTCTGAATTAAGAGTAACACCTCCAGCAGCTAATATCTGAACTTGACCTGCTCCAACTTGCTCAATCTCAATTCTTGAACCAATTGGAAACGCTACACTTGCATTTGTTGGAATAGTCATTGTACAGGCACTTCCGTAACTCATAGACAAATATTTTCCTTGGTCGCCTAAAATAAAATCGTAGTTTGTTGTTGCAAACATACAATTTTTCAAAGTTGGCTTATTTACATAGTCGTATATATTTTGACCTGTAACGCTCTTTGTGTCGTATGTACTTCCATTGTAATCAGAAACTTCGATTAAATCAGTAGATTCAAGGATAGCACTCTTTGCCGTTAACTCACTTATTCTTATTTCCGCCATCTTGCTCTTGTTTCTTTAAGTATAACTTAAGTTTCTTTATATTGTCGTCTTTAACTTTGTAATCTTTTTTTATCATAAATACCAACCGCAAAAATTAGTGTCATCACTCGGAAACATATCCCCATTACTATTAGTGTTGTACTCAGGAAATAGATTCTGATTGTAATTAATATAACTAATAAATCTGTCAGTGTAGTGGGTAGCGATAGAAACTTGTTTACTAATTAAGAAATCTACTTCATTCTTATCTACATTTGACGCATTCTCAGAACTATGTTTGAACACCCCTTTATTACTTAATGTATAAGCTGAAAAAGGTAAATATTCCACCAACGTCCAATGAACAAGCATAGGCTTTAAATAATTAGTAACTAAAGAAAGATAGTTACCGCTTAAAGTATTTGCAATTATATCCGCTTTAATTTTGTTCAATAGCTTAGAACCTACTACATTTTGAATGTGAATATCTTGAGCAATCTTAATGTATTGTATAATCTTGTCGTTATCTGTATTTGCGTTAACCGATGTGTATTTTACAACATCTTTAACTCCGATTAATAATGCTTCTGCCATAACTATTGTGCGTCTATTGGTAAGTTTTTATTGTCAGGATGAAATCCTTTGTTTGGTAAATTATTTTTTTGAACACCAACTTGATAAGGATTAGTAACTTTGTATCCTCTTTTACTTGCCGTTTCAGTTGAAATAGTTTTAGCAAGTGGAGATTTAACATCTACTCCATTTGTTGACATAAAAGTAACTCTACGAAAGAAATGTTTACATCGTGGTCCTCCAGCGAATAAAAAGATATTATATTTTTCACCATTATGACCAAAACCAGGATTAACTAAATTAGAATCAACTTGTTCTAAATCTTCTTTACGATATAGTTTGTTTGCGTTCATCATTATTCTACAAAAATCACGCTCAGGTTTAGGATTGCCGTAATACTTATATCTAACCTTATAATTAACACCTTTTATAGTTGCGTCTTGTTCACTCTTTGCGTTAGGTATTGCTTTAACTGCACTTGCTAACTTTTGAAATAAATTCTTTTTTGGATTGTTTAATGCTTCAATTTGTGAATCTAAATTAACTTCTTCATTATAGTCAACATCACGTTCATCTACTAATATCCATTCATTTTCGTCAATAACCTCTCCAACAGAATCTAAATATAATTCTAACTCGCTTTTTTGTTCGCTTAAAGTAGTTTCTTTAGTGTTCGCATCTTCTACCTTTGCACTTCTATCTTCAAAAGGATTCAATGACTCAAATGATAATTTTAAACTGATTCCGTTAAACGCTAATATCTTTTCAATAGCATCTAAATACAAATCTTGAAAAGGTTTAATAACAAGGTTATCGAAAATTGTTAATGAATTTTTTAACTCGTCAGCATTCGAACTAAAACCTGTTGTCGTTGCAATACCAAAGATTAAAGGACTTGTAACCTGATGACCTAACATAATTTTACGTAAACATTCCTCGCTTAAAAATGAATAGTGTTCAGGTGCATTGTCTAATTGAATTGAATCTATTGTAGCAGCACTATCTTTGTTTTTGTTGAATGAAAGTATATAAGGTTCTCCCTTGCTACCTGTAAACTTATTTTTAATACTTCTATGTACTTCGTCTTGTTGCTCAGGTGTTCCCGTTCCATTATTAAAATTCATTAACAAGGTTGGGGTAAATCTTCTTTGAGTTAAGTTAATTAAGTAATCTGAAATTTCTTCTTCTAATGTGCAATAAGGTAATGCACCTTGATAGTCAACGTTAGAATAATATTTCATTCCAACAGAATAAGGCTTAACGTATAAAATCTCTATCTCTCCACTTCCAAAACCGAAAGCATCTAATCGTTTAGGTTGGAATTTTTTAACATCTTGCCAATTATCTGAGTAATAATAACCTGTAATTTCGCCATCTTTATTACATTTTTCAGCACGTAATAAATTTACAGGAACGTGAAACGCTTTTAAAACTCTATCTCTTTTCTTATTATAGTGTACTTGGATAGCACATTGACCTAATAATTTTAATTCTCCTAAGTTTTTGCGTACATCATCACTACTAATTAAAGTAATTAATTGAGCGTACTCATTCGGCTTAGTATTCGCATCTAAAGCAGTTAAGCCTTTACCATAGATAAGACGTGTAATAGTGTTAATTATAGCGTTATTTGTAGTTGACTTCTTATGCCTTTCAATTAAGAAATCAAAGAAATCATTGTTTTCGCCATATTCAACCCATTCTTCACGATTATTTTCCTTAATAATAGGTTGTTTGTACTCAGCTAATTGTATTACTTGGATATTACTCATATATAATGAAGTCGTTTGATGTTGAATGAGATGTATATGTATTGTTATTTACGCTAAAACTAACTAAAGATTGATTTGTACAGAATACTTTGTCGTAGTAAACTAAAGTAGTACCATTTAATACTTTTAAAATGTAAAATCTATTTTCTTTTAAGTCAAAATTTGCAGTAATTGTATGATAATAACTATTCACAGCACTTGAAACAATAGTAACATTTGTAGTAACATTTTCCAATTCATCCGTAATAGTCAACGTATTGTAACTTTCTCCTCGTGGAATAAAAGTAAACGATTGATTATTGCTATCTTCTTGTAATATTATCATATTAATAAAACTAAATTCGCTCTTATTGTCGCAAAAAAAAAGGCTACCGATTAAGATAGCCTTTAATTATTAGTAGTTAGTACTAAACAATTGTTGCAGAACTAAACAATGTTGCTAAACTTGCTTCTGAAGTACAATTTAAATGGTTAGCAGGTAGTTTCTCAGTAGCCACAAGTGTAACTTTATAACCAGAGAAGTCGCCCATAGCAGTTCCCATTTCAACACTCGCGTCTGATAAATCAGCTCCATGCTCTAACCCCATCAAAAAGTACTGGCCTTGACGATTACGCACAACTACGTGAGGCCTGCCATAACTTAAAAGTTTAATTTGCTTAGTTGTAGCAATGTCTAAACCTTTCAAGTCTAAAGTTAATGTTTGCTCAACAAAAGTAGTTCCATTTTCTCTTGAAGAGTTAATCTTTTGAGTGAAACCATTGTTACCTTTTAAAGTAAATTTGTAAAGTGTAGAAACGTTGTTTACATCTGTAATAACGTCTGTATTTGTTGCATCATAGGTTACCGCAGAACCTAAATCAGCAACATAATTTGCTAAGTAAACAGCATCAATTCCACCTATCGCAGATTTACATGATTCCGTTCTACCTAATGAAATATCACAAGCCATATTTTATATATTTTAAATGTTAAAAAAAAAGGGAGGAGCGTTTAATTCCCCTCCCTTAGTGTTTGAAATCAGTTATTTACTAATTTGCACTATTTGTGATTCCGTATGTAATTATATCTCCAACTGTGTGGTAACCTACAGCAGCTGTCATTCTCATAATCATTCTTACATTTTCACTTCCGTCCAATTCTGCCATATCTAAAACTTTAACTAAGTTTGCGTCATTTAGTAAACCGGTCGCAAAAAACAAGTTATCAGAAGTTGTCGCCATTGCAGTGTTAGAAGCTAAACCATTTGCACAAAATACTTTGATTCCGTCAAAAGTTAAATCTTGACCGTTAAACCATTGTGTCCCGTTATTTCCTACACCATTGTTAGAAGTTGCAGCAACTGAAAAACCTCCTAATGCTTGTATGTATGCACGATAAATATTTTGTGATACATATAAGAATAAATCATCACGTCCAAATAATGTAGATGGTATCGCTGTGGTAATTTTTCTAAGCTCCTCGATGCAGTTTGCAGCGGTAACAGAAGTCCCAGCAATTTCGTTTGCAGATGGTAAAGCAGCGTCAACAGTTAACTGAGTCATGAATCCGTCAATTGAACCTGAAGTCCCTGTAGCACCTCTCCAAATAGCAACTTCCATTTGAGCAGATACTTTCTCTAATACGTAAGCGATTAAGTAATCAGCGAATGAACGTGGTAAAACATCGTGAGCAGACATTCCCATTTCTTCAGCTTGGTATGTTGAGTGGAAGTCTTTTTTACACAATTGTAAATTTACTTGGATTTCTTTCGGTGTTAAAACTTTCTCGTTTAAAGTTACTGTTGAAGTAGCTGTAAAATCACAACTTGCATCAGCTAAAAGCCCGTCAGTCAATAATCTGTGTAATACAGTCTTATACTTTACGTTAGGTAAAATTGTAACTTTACCACTTGATAAAGTGTTACCGCTTAATAATGCAGCCTTTACATATTTACCTGAAGATTCTCCAGAATATGTAGATGTAATTGATGTTGTTGTAGCCATCTTTTTTTATTTATTTATTGTTATAAATTGTGTTTAAAATTTTATCTCTCATTGATTGGTTTTGACTTGTTAACTTAATTGGTTTAATCTCGTTAACATTCTCAGGATTGAATGAAATAGGTTTCACTTCCTCTTCTTGTGCAAGTTCAATTACTTCTTCTTTCACTTCCTCTTTTACTTCAATCATTGCTTTTAACTCAACAATCTCAGCTTTCAATTTTTCAATCTCAGCAAAGTGTTGTTCTTCAATAGTTGACTTAATCACTTTTTTAACCGCTTGTTGTGGCTCTACTGATGCTTCAACAGGCATTGCAGGTTCTTCTTCTTCCAATGGTGGTTGTTCTTCTTCTTTAGACTTAACCTCTCCGATGATTCCATCTTCGTAAACTTCTAAAATGTTACCATCTTCAAGTTCATATTCTCCCATAGGTAATGGAACGTTTCCATTCTCAGAAACAATAAATACTTCTTTCCCTACCTCTAAAGAATCGAATTCTAAAATAGTAACACCATCAGCAAGTTTCATTTGTGATAATTTAACTTCCATACCTAAATAGGTTTTAATCGTGTTAATTGCGTTTTTAATATCTTCTTTATTCATAACTCTATAACTTTTAATTAATTTTTTGTAGTATTTTTAACCTCTTGACACTACTATTACTCTTTCTACATTAGTGTTGTTCACTATGCTTATTCCATGCTCAGTTGTTGAACCTATACCTTGGTTTTGTAAATCTCCATTACAACACTCAGGAGAGTACTTTCCGTTGTCACATAAACACCCTCTTTTTCCTTTTTTAGGACTCGTCTTACTTTTTGTTTTTTCTGCCATTTTATTTATTATTTATTTATTATTATACAGGTATTTTTACAACATTAAAATTGAAATCCGTTATTCTTATATCAGTCGAAGATGTGTTCCTAACAAACAATTCAACATAATCAGTAGATACCATTTCTAAAACTGCTTGTGTACTTCCACTATGCTCAACGTTAGATGTAGTTGTTCTAATAATACTTTCACTTTCGGATATTATTGTACCATTTTTAGCAACACCAATAGATATTACTTGGTTAGTACCAGCACTTCGAGCAGTTGCATTTAAGGTTACTAAAAATGAATTTGTGAACGCTCCGTTATAAGTTAGTCTGTTTGTTGTATGTGTGAATTTTGAGTTAGTTCCGCTTGTTGTTGTACCACTTGCTTTTACCCATGTATTTACGTTAGGTGTGCCAATAGCCGTATCAGTTGTATTGTTAAGCATATACATAAAACCTTTAGTCGAAGTGTTTGTAATACCTACACAATTAACAAATAACGCTTTATTGTCTGTATGACCTACACCACTAATATAAGTACCACCACCACTAAAGTTAACAGTGTCTAATATGTATCTTTCACTTGAAATTGTAGCACTCGCATTTACATTTATTCCTGTTTCAAATACTCCCACTTCGCCACTTAATACCACAAATGAAGAATATATAATTCTGAACCTACGAGAAACAGTTAATGTACTTGGCAATATTAAACCTGTAGAACCTGCAGTTAAATCAAACAAACAATTGCTCATTCCTATTGTGCCTATCGTGCCATCAAAAGTAAGATTTCCACTATTTAAAAATGCAGAATCAGACATCACAAAGTTTGTATAATCTTTAATCGTTCCAACTATAGCACAATTTGTAAAATTAACCCCAAACCAATCTAAAGCAGTTGTTGTTCCGTCCCCATCTAAATTTAATGCAGTACCATGAGTGATAGTTATATTTCTCATTGGTAAAGAATAAACAGAAGTGATTAAAGCAGTCGAACTACTTAAACCTGTACTTTTTAAAATACAATTTTCAGAACTACCTCCAATGATTACGCTATTTACACCACCTACTAATCTATCTCCTGTTAAGTCGATAGTCTTTGTAATAAAATAAGTATAATTGTCAACTAATGTAATAACACCACTTACAGGAGTAGGCAAATCTAATTTAGAAAAAACAAATATAAACTCATTCCCTGCTAAGCCTGTAGACGTTGGAAATAGCTCAACTATTGTATCATCGTAACGAGTGTAATTTAAACCATTTGTTGTGTCTAAATACAACTCTCCCTCGTATATGTCAGTAGTTAACCACGTGCCGTCTGTGTGGTCGTTACTTGTTGGAATAGTTGGTGTACCAGCACCCTTTTTAATTATTATTCTTCTTGTTTCGTTAGCCATTGTTTATAGTATTTGAATTTTTTGATACCCCATTTAAACCTCCAATTAATTGTGGTACATCTTCATCTTGGTTATTTACACCACCATTTAAAATATAGACTGTATCGTCAGGAATTGTCGTTAACGTACCAATAAACGTAGACATTAAAATTTTCTTTGGTATGTCGCTTGTGGCATCATCTAAATACAAACTTTCACTTCCATCTAAGGTAGTTACTCGCTTGTATCTAATGTTATTTAAATATTCGCTCATATTGATTTTAAGAACTCAATTATGTCAGTTGTATAATCTTCTTCTTCTTCTACTTGTTCACTCGCTTGAAGTTTATCTAAACCTTGGTAAATCCCCTCAATTGAGAATCCTTTATATTCGCCTAATTTAACTTTATTCCATTCTTCGTCATTATACACTTTCATCTTTACAGCCCAACTTCCTTTAACTGCATTTAGGTTATATAAATTTGATTTATCGTTTTTCTCATCCTCAACAATCCAACTTTCAATAACACTAACTCCGCTTACTTTTGTTTCGTGTTGTGATGTAATCGAATTTAAGTTAAGGTTACGCATAAATAACTCATTTGTCTTCTCAATTGTTTGTTCTGAAAAGAAAACATTAAACTCTTTACCATTTACATTACGATAAATTTTCTTGTTAGGTACTAATGCCAAACCAACTAATATTCGTTTATCTTCATCTACAACTTTCAATTCTATCTTATGTTCAGAAAGTGCAATAAAATTTTCTTGAATGGCAGGTCTATCAACTAATGAAATTGCGAAGACTCCATCCTCGTTTTCATTTTCAATTTTCAATTCAATATCTTCTAACTTTTTCATATACTTAAAACTTATAATTATTACAATGTTGCATTTTTTATTCTATTTCTATCTAATGATTGAGCACTTGTAACGTCCCCACTTACAACATATGCTTGTATTGGTTGTTGTTGTAATGTGTTTAATTGATTAGCACTTGCACCTACGACATTAAATTTTGGTGCAATAACTCCTGAACTTGTACTTGGTGTGTTTGGTATATTTTTATTTCCACCGCCACCGCTATCACTACCACCAAAACCACCAAACTGAGTAGCTGAAATTTTAGCAATAGAAACAGCACCACTTGCAGCAGCAATACCAGCTTCAATAAATTGAGCTCCTGTAGCTAATTTTAATGGATTTCCACCAGCAGTCAAAGCAGCAGTAACCGCTAAAGCAGTATTTACGACAGCAGAACTTAATGATAAAGCCTTATTAATTTTAAATTGTCTACGTGCATCCTTTTCATTTTTGGCAGTAAATAAACTTGTAGCATCTTGAAGAATCCCTAAAGCATCTTGAGCCATTCTTAACTTTTGCTGTTGTGCAGTTTGTTTTTTTACTAATTCATCTTTATCTAATTGTTCCCTATCCTTTCTGTACTTAGCTTCAATAGCTGCTATTTCTCCCTCAGTTAACTCTTTATTCTGAAGTAGTATTTCTTTTTCAACTTCTAATAAATCTCTTTTCGCTTGTAGGTTGTTTTCATCATCTGTAATAGATGCTTGAAGAAATCCTTTAGCATTATTATAGATAGCTTCTTCTGCTTTTTTAGCTGCTTGTATTCTATCTTCTTGGTCTTTCTTTTGTTTAGCTTGTTGTTCTTCAGCAATTTTTCTTATCTCTTCATCTAAATCTTTTCTCGCCTTAATTACGGCTTCATCGTATTCTTTTTGTTTTTGCTTTTCTTTTTCTCTTCTTTCGTTTGCTCTTTTTCTTCTTTCTTCAGCTGCTTTACTTTCTTCTTCAGCATCCTTTTTATCTGCTTCTGCTTTCTTATCTCTTAATTTTTTCGCATAGCTTTCTTCTTCAACTATTATGTTGGTTGTATTATCTCTTTTTAACCTAATTAATTCAAAATATTTTCCTCTTGCATCGTTTATTTCTTTAGCCGTTGACTTAATTAATTCTTCATCTTCATCCTCATAAGCTTGTTTTAAAATAGCACGTTTCTCTTTTATCTTTTGCTTGATGAACTCTAAATTTTTTAACCTTGCAACTTCTTCATTTTCTAAATTGTCAAGTGTTTGGTCGTGGATTTCTTCTTCAGATGCACCTTGAGCTTGTAATATTTTTAAACGATTTTCACCATTCTTTTTTAATGCATCGTTATTTCTTTGAAGTTGCTTTTCTTGTCTTTCTAAACTTGCATTTAATTTATCATTCTTTTCCGTTGCCGTTTCAGTTGAACTTGAAAAATATTTGAATGCAGCAACAGCAGCCAATATCCCTGCAATGATTAAAAAGATTGGATTCGCTTTCATAACCGTATTCAATACTCGCATAGTGGCAGCACCTACAACTTGAGCAGCAGTTAACAATCTTTGTCCTATCGTTGTTTTTCCAATTACAGCAGCTAAATTGGTAAATGAATCCTTTGCAGCTATAACACTATTTATCCCTTGAGAAAGAGCCATAGCACTCTGCACTTTTAATAATGCTTTTTGTACATTTTCTGATTCGCTACCAAATAACCCCATAGCACCCTGAACGGCACTAAACCCCCCAGCAACACCACCTAAAGATTGAGTTAATGCGTTGAATTTAGCGTCAGGATTAAAGGCATCTGTTAACGCTTTTGCATCGCCAATAGCATCTTTAAGTTTAGCTGCTTTCTTTGCTGCCTCAGTTGCCTCTCGTGATGTCGCTCCAAACTTTTCAGCTAATACTTGAACTTCTTGTTGTGCTTCTCTTAATTGCGTTTTTAAGGACTTAACGCTATCGGTCTTTACTTCTAATTCAATCGTTTTTTTCTCTGCCATTACTTAGCTTTTATTTGTCTATAACCTTGCTTAAAAGTAGCTTTATACGTTTTAGGAATAGCATTAATTCCCTTTGCAATATCTACATTGTTTGAAACTCCGTAGAAATCACTTATTTTTAGTAGTTGTAAAATCTGTTCTATCATATTGGCGACTTTGTTTGTATTATTGTATAGTTAGTTGTGCTTGTAGAACCATTTACATACGTTGTTGTAGCACCCATCGTGTGTACAGTGTCCGTATCTTCGTGAATTCTTGTAACAATATTTTCACTTACCCTTGTTTTTCCATCCTCAGTAATACGATTTTTCTTGTATGTTCCCGTTGATGGTGTTGTAAATGTAACCGCTGTGGACGTTGTTGTCGTACTTGGAGAAACTGATGTGCCTGTACTGCCTGTGAATGTTGTACTAATACCTCCATTTGGCATATGAAAGTTAATATAAGTGTCCCCTCCAGCAGTGTCTATGTAGCCACTATCGTTTAATACATCTCTAAAATCGTTAATAAGTACCAAATTAACCTCGCCTTGTGTTATATCGGTTGAAATTTCATTAATAATATAACGTTTATCACGAATGATTAACCTATCATTTAGTTGTAATCCTGTAATTAAAGAGATTGGAAACTTAGCTAAAACTTTAGTTATTCTATTCTTTAGATTAAACATATTAGATAAGTAACCAAAATAATAAGTATTGTAAATTGAATTCGGATTAACTGCAGTTAGTAGCGTTGAAATTTCACTACCAAAGTTAATCGACATGTTATAGTTATTTACTTTATTGTCTTGTCCAAAAGCAATATAATTAACCATAGCATCGGTAGTTGTTCCGTCTGTAATTTTAGCATCGGTAGTAAGCTTTCCATAGTTGTACAATAAAATTGGTTTTGGTATGTATGGTTTATGGTCTGGAAATTTAGTCAAACAAAATCCTACTTGAGTAGATGTTGACGTATACAACTGAAAGTTAAGATTTTCAAAAGGTACTTTAATATTATAATCTTCACCATCATAGTTAAAAGTCTTTTTTAAGTCGCCATATTCCGTTCCGTTATTATCA